TGATGCGCCTTGATCATGCGCACCTGGACGGGAGCACCCCAGGGCAACACAAGCAATCCTTGATGGCGGTTTTCTGCAGCGGCCTGAAGCGCGTTCGCGTTCACATAGGCTGTCTCGCCCACGCAATAGGCTTCAATCTCGTATTTACGAGGTGCTACGCCAAACGATTCATTAATGTGAGAGCCATTCGGGATCGTCGTCACATTAACCCGATGACCAGCCTCCGGGCCGCCGCTTTCAACCCAGAACGGAATGCCGTTGAAGGAAGCGCGCAGGAGCGATCTCGGATCGAACACCATCAGCGCACCTCACTCATGGAGCGGCCTGTATTGAGGCCCCCCGCCCCGCCGAAGCTGAGAGTGGGCGCTTTAAGGCTATCGAGCAGTCTCTGGATTCTGGCGATTGTCTGCGCCGCATTTGTTTCCATGCCAGATAGGGCGGTGTTAAAACCGGCGGCCAGAATAGCACTTGATTTCTGCCCGGCCGGGCCAAGCTCATCGACTGTCTGCTTCACCTTTTCCGCCTTCTCGCCGGCCTCGTCAAAGCCTTGAATGAGAAAGCCGGGGCGGCGCGGGTCATTTTTTGGGACAGACGGGCCGGATGTTGGGCCCATCGACTTCTCGCGGCCATCTTTTGGATCTATCGATCCGCTTTTCACCAGACTGGCAAGAATCCTCCCCCTCTGGCTCTCCACTTTTTGCTCGTAACCTTCATCCGCGATGGCGCGGAAGGTCTGCGACTGCATAACATCAGCGATTGGCGGCCCGGAGCCGACGCCCAGGCGCCGTAGCTGATCGCGAGCCCAAGCCGATTCAAGCTCGGCTGGCATTGTTGGCCGGTTTCGTTGTTCGGCGCGATGGCGGGCAAAACCATTGACTGTGCCCGCAGGCGCCGACAATATCTTTTGATCTTGCTGCCGAGCGGCGCGATAGGTCTCGAGCGCCCGGCTGTCATCATTGGCCGCAAGGCTATCCTGATCGGCCTTTTCAACGGCTTCTTGCTCGCGCGTCGCCTGACGCGCCACTCCGTCAGAAATCGCCTTTACGCCGCCTCGGTCGTAAGCTTTTTGCGCGCGCTCTATATTCTCCGCGAGTTGCTTGAAGCCATCAGCCGCAGCGTTGACAGCAGGCGAAGCCATCTTGCTGACGAGCCCGCCCGCGGCGGTCGTCGCGCGGTCAAAACTTTCTGATAATCGGTCAAGACCGGCTTGCGCATTCTTGTTCACCCGCGCCAGATCGGTTTCAACCGTTCCCTGTGCGCTGTGAAATTTTTCCGCTTCGCCCGCCAATCTGGCATACGCTTCAAGCAGGGGACGCATGCCTTGCTGAACCTGCGCATCGGCGAACAGTTGCGGCAGTTTTGACATGTCCCCATTGAGCGCCTCCTGCGTCAGGCGGATGAAGGTGTCGAACAGATCAGCGCCCGATTTGCGGGCTTTGTCCATCTCCTTGCGCAGATCAACTCCGAATTTTTTGAATTTATTTGAGGTTTCTTCGCTTTCCATTTTCTGGAAAATATTCTGCAGATTGGTGGCTGCCTCTGATGACGAACCGGCACCCTCGCGGACCGCCTGAAGCATGGCCACGAGCCGCGCCAGGCCTTTCGTTCCTTCAATCCCGACAGCCTTCGCTGCCGGGGCCAACGTCGGTAATTCCTTCGCCAAGTCTTTTAATTCGAACTGCCCGGCCTTCCCGCCCGCCGCCATAATATCCTGCGCGTGCTGTAATTCACGTGTCGAGATTTTAAGATGGCGCGACACCGCGAGGGATGAATTGGCGATATCATCAAACGCCGCACCCGAGGCGTGCGCGGTCTTGGCGACCGAGGGCAGAAATTTTAACGCTTCATCGAATGACAGGCCGGACGATACAAGAGTATCCAGGCCGTCTTTCAGCTTTTCGAACGGCACCGCGGTTTCGTAGGCAAGTTGACGTACTTTGGTGAGCCCCTCTACGGTTTGCTCTGTGCTCGCATCACCCGTGATGCCAATGCGCGTGAAGGAGCGCTCGACCTCGGCAAAGCGCTTGTTGGCGCTCGACGCCGCCAGCGCCGCAGCTCCAAGGCTGAGAGCGGGGGCGGCAGCGCGCAATGCCGCACCCGCGCGGGCAAGGCTGGCGTTGATCCCGTGCGCCTGCGCCGCAAAACGCTTGAGATCGTTTGTGGCCGCCGTCAGACCAGGGCGCAATTTATTTTGCGCCGAAATAACCGCCTCAGCGCGGACTATCGTCGCCATGGATCAGCCCCTCCTGAAAGCCATGTCAGCCTATTGTCGATGCTGGCGACTGTCATCGTCGCGACATCTGCAAACGAACACCCGAGAGCCAGAAGCGCGCGGACCTGTGCTTTAATCAGGTCCGCGCTTTCGGAAAAAAATCGGCAACCGCCTCGATCATTTCCAATCCGATCGCGGGGGCTGATACCGCGCCGATAATATCAAGATCATGATCGACGAGAAGGCGGGCCATCCAGCCGCGAAGGGCGCCGCGATCAATGTCTTTTGTCGCAACCCCTTCAGCGAATATCCAGCGCACCGGGTCGGGATTGTCGATGAGTTCTGCAATGCGCGGCGGGCGAAGAGTCGCGTAATCACGCGGTGTGCCATCGGCAAGCGGGATGGTTCGTGCGCCGAAATGAATCCGCACCGAGCCATCAGCCAGCGTTTCGCGGCGCGGGGCCTGATCGGCGGCGGTTTCGGGCGCGCTCATAGCGCGGTCACCAGACGGCCACGAGCGGTGAACATGAATCCGGTCAGCTCGCCAGTCATGATATCGACTTCAGGATCGCCATGCATAAGCACGCCGGAATAGGACCGCAGCGCTTTCTCCGCCTCGCTGATGAAGGAGATCGAGGTCAAGCCGCCGCGCAACAGCGCGTCAGCATTCACCGGCTCATCATCGGGCCCGCGAGCGGACAGAGTGAACTTCCCGCGATAGCCCATGGCTGTCACAGTGCCATCTGCACTGCCATCGGTGTTAACCACCGGCTCGACCGAAATGCTCGCCGGGTTTTCCATGACACCGCCCCGGACCCTGAGTTCGGTTCCGTTGGCGAGGCGCAGTTTTACAAGACCGTAATTCATGGCGCTTGTCCTTGTTTAAACGTGGATGAAGCGGCGGGATGCATACCCACCGACGGGAATCGTGCGTCCTAAGATTTAAACGTCGCGTTGGCGGCGATGATGTCGAGGGGGTTGACCGGGTCGACATCATTCATGCCGATATTAATGCGGCGACGGTTTGACAGATCGCGCTCGACCACTAGGCTTGCGGCGAATTGTTCAAGGTTTTCCATCAGGCCGAAATCAACTGTATCCGCATACAGCTGAATGCAGTCAGCACGGATCTGGGCGGGTGTCGATATCGTCGACAGGCCAGACGGATTGGAATCCGCCACCGATTTATTCGTATGACGATACGAAATTCCGGCGCGGATGTAAGTGAGAAAATGCACCACTTGCGCCATCGTCTGGATATCACGGAACGTGGTGTCGATGTGGCCGGACGCGTTGAGGCGCCTCATGGTGATCAGCTTGTCGATCACGACGTTCCCGACTGCGTCGACCTTCCACGTGGAGATGCCACTCTGCAGAAGGGCGTTACGGGTGTTGTAATCACGCGGCCAGGTTGCCGGGTCGCGCGGCGCCCGGACATCCTCGGCGGCAAGGCCCGTCTGGTTGCGGGCGGCATTGCCATTGGTTGAATCTGACAGCCATGGAATAACGCGCCCGATGAGGCCAGCCAGAAATTCCCAGGAAGGCGTCGGCGAAGCGAAGCGCCCGAGCGTGGTGATGTGGTCATCATTCTGCGCCAGGCCGAACGTGGTGAGCTGAGCGGTCGAGCCGGTCGAGACGGTGATGTAATGACCGTAAAGCTGCTGCAGAAACGACCAGCGCCCGGTCGCGTCAGAAAAAGCAGTTTTTGCGGCGGCGATATTGGTGGCATCGCCAAAGGGCGACACCACCCAGTGAAACGGCAGATCGCCCAGCCCGGCGAGCGCTCCGGAGACGTCCGCCGTGCCGGTGCCAACCACCGACTGCGCAATAGTGAGCCACGCTGTGGTGAAGACATTGCCGGACACAGCGCCGTCAACATAGACCTCAATCTCGTTCATCGTCGCGCCGGCATGGCGCGCCATCAGTGTGACGACGTTTGTTGCAGACTCGGCCACCACCGGCAGAAAGGCGCGGGTGAGCGGATCCTGCCAGGCGTTGACCGCCGCAGCTATCGATGCGGCGACCGTGGTAGCGCTGTCGCCAACCGACACATTGACGTTGATCCGGCGGCCGGCGATCTCGATGATGCCACCACCGCCTGCTGCGGGAACAGTCCCCACCGTCACCGTCCATACCGGCGCGGTTCCTGTCACCGGAACGCTTGCCACGTAGATAACAGACGCCGGCGCGGCACGGCGGATTTTGCGGAATGTCTCGTAAAGCTGTGACCCATTTCCGGCTAGCGCCGCCGCGTCTGCGACAGTGGTGCACACCGTCGGGACGTTGTCCGCAAGAGACCCGGCGCTTGATTTGTGACCCAACACGAGTGTCCACGACAGGCTTTCGAAAGAGCCTTTGGAATTTCGTTCAAAAAATACCCCGGGCGCCACGAGGCCGGAGCCGGGAATGAAGTTGAAAAGCGGGGTCATGGCGCTAGGTTCTCCTGGTTAAAAAGAGGGGTCAGACTTTGCCGCCGGCCGCGCTGGCGGGCCTGACGGCGGCGGACGTGTCGACGTCTTTGAGTGAGGTGGCGGTCAGAATAGATCCGTCGGCGAGGCATTGCGCCCAAAACGGTTGCGAGGCCTCGACCCTGAACACGCCTTGAGGCGCCGCGCGGCCTGGTGATTGTGGCCATGGCAGAAGCGCATCCTGATCGGCAAGCACGACATCAATGAGCGGCATGGTTAACCTCCAAAACTGTTGCTGGCGGTGAAGTCGATACCTTTTGACGCCGGCGATTCACCGTCGCGCGACAGCGCGATAGTCGTGCGGATGTCTTTAAGCGGCGGCGGTTGTGGCAGCCCGTCAAGAATTGTCGCAATTCCGGCAGCCACCAGGCGGCCCGGAGAATTCGCCGGCAGATCATTTGCGACATCTCTCAATGGACGTGGAAGGCGAGCAAGGCCGATGGCGCCAGGCTCTGGCCACACCAGTTCGGGGATGCGACATTCCATCTCGATGCGGCGCGCCGACATCTTCAAATTGCTGTCGGGATCGCGCCAGGTCTGGCTCTCCACCTTGTCAATGGTGATCAGCGCGTGGCGCAGCGCGCCATCAAGGCGCGCCACGGCCAGAGCTTGAAAGACTTGTGCTTCAATTGTTTCAATAAACATCTCCGCCGCCGCGTTCGTCTCGGCGACGAACTGAAGAACCGCACCATCCGGTCCGCCGGATGTCTGTGGGACAATAATCTCAATAGCGAGAATGCATCGATGCCGGCCTTGATCGGGGAAGGTCACGTCCTGCGCGGCGCCGTGATTGTGAATGTTCGCTTCATCGGTGAACACGCCGATGAAGGGTAGCCTGGCGCGCACATCGGTTGCTGGCCACGGCTCGATGAGGGAATCGGCAATATTATCCTGCGCTGCAGTCGGCCAGCGCTTTTGCGCCGCTTCTGTCTTGATCACCTCACTAAACGGGCGCAGGGGCTCGACGACTGCGAGGCGCAGTGCTGTGCGGTTAAGGCTCATCGTCTCAGGCCTCGTTGAGAGCCAGGGTCAGACCTTCGCCGCCATCGGGCAGTAATTCGCTGACCGTATAACGCCTGGCCGGACGATCGGTGTAGGTCACTTCATCGCCAACCCGCAGCGGATACGGCAGGTCGGCGGCGCGGATCGTGACGCGCATGCGAACGCCGGAAACGCCGGCACGGTATTGGCCATTTGATTCGCCTATACCGTTATTTTCATTGTCGACTCGCTCGCTCCACTCATTGCGGATGCCTTTTAGTGTCACCGGCGGGCGGGCAGGATCTGCGGCGGGTGGCGTGTCAAGCGTGAGGCGCCGGCGGGGCGTGAGCAGCGTCTCAACCGCCAGGAAGGTTTGTGCTACCGCCATCGCCGCCGCGTCCATCTGGTCGAAGAGCGCGGGCATCAGGCATGACCAGCGATGATGCGGATAAGCTCTTTGGCGAGAGCAGCAGGAAGGCGCTGGGCGGCGCTTGCCTGCCATGTCGCCTTGGCGGACGGCTGCACCATCGCCTCCGGAACGCCGGGGCCTTTCGGTCGTTTTAGATTCCACCGCCCTGCACCGACGCGCTGCCACACCACATGCGAGATGGAGGACGGGCGGCGGCGGGGGAACTTGCCGGACAGATAGAAGGACCGCGCCACCAGCTTGCGCGTTCCGAGCCAATTGACAGTAACGCCCTGTGGTGTTTCTTTCGGCCGATAGTAAATCAGCGGAAAGCCATCGCCCCAACCGGAGAGTGAATATTCCAGCCGGGCGCTGGTCGCCTTGCGCTTGGATGTTTTTTTCTTCACCGCATCGCCAAGCGATGTTTTGGCGCGCGGATGGTTGCGAAGGCCAAGGATCTTTTTTACCTCGCGTATTTCCGCATTGGCGGTTGGCGTACCGGCGCGGTTAAGGGCACGCGCGATCCCTGTATTGGCGCGCGGTCCTGCGGCGGCGATGAGGCGATCAATCCCATGCAGCGAGATATCAACGCGCGCCTCGATCATGGACGAGGCTCCACCTTCTGCAGCCCGGCAAGGACGCGGGCTTTTAGGCGCACAGCATCCGCGCCAAGAGAGACAGCAAAGAGACGGGCGGCAGCACTGGCGGCGGTGATATCACCACGCGCCAGCGCCTTGACGCCTGCATCAATCTGTCCTGCCCGCTCGGCGCAGCCGCCGCAGGCCATCAATAGGCCTCGTTCAGCTTGACAAGCAGCGTGGCTGCGCCGGCGAGCGCGGCGGCTTTGCCGGCATGCGCGCCGATAAGCGTGTTGCCCGTCGGCGTGGTCGTAACGGAGCTGGTGGCTGTTTCCCAATAAACCTTGGCGCCGATATCGGGCGTTTCGCCCGTTTTTTTAGGGAGGGAGAAAACGCCCTTGGTCACAAGGTCGAAATCGGTGCCGGCAGGGGCACTTTGCGCCGCAATCCCGAACAGGGACCCCAGAACAACAAGGGTGCCGCCAACGACACCACCAGCAGGCGCCGTCATGGTGAGTGTATCACCGGTCTGGATAAAGTTTTTCATGGCGTGGTCTCCATATGAGAAAAAGGAATCGCTGGCGGCGCGGCAGAGCGGCGGGCGATGATCAGAGTGAATGCGCCGCGCGATCAGGCCCCAGCGTTGCGGTATCCGGCGCGCCAGTCGATGGCGCCGAAGCCGAAATCATGCTCGACAGACATCTGCGTGCCCTGCACGCCGAACGGGTTGTCGATGCGCACGCGCGGGACATTGTATCCGTTGAGCAGACCCCAGCGGAAATTGGCGCGCACACTTTTGTCGGTATAAAGTTCCCAGCTGTTTCCGGAGATAAACGGGGTGACAACAGGGCGCAAACGCCCCTGGAACACGTTCACCTCGGCGCGAGCAGACGGGACGATCTGGGTCGAGACAAACTGCTCGGCCTCGGTTTCCTTGGCCGGACCGACCAGAATGATCGCCGGGGCGTTGAACAGAAGCTCATTGCCGGTGTCGCCCGGCGCGCCCGAGGGGATGCTCTTGTAGCCGCGCATCGCCTGGCGGCCAAGGCCGACAGCAGCGATGGTGATCGCGGTGGCGGTTCCGGCCTTGTTCGTGCGACCAGTTGTAAACATTGGCGCCGCGCCTTCCAGCAAGGTCGGGCCGTCGCCGGAGTTCAGAGATTTGACGGCATAGGCGGTCTTTTCCTCGAACAATGCAACCGACTGGCCGTAGCGGGCAATGACGGCAGCAAGGCCGGAGAGAGAATCATTGAGCATCATCTGGCGGGTGAAGGAAAGTCCTACCGCGTAGGGGATGACCGCAACCGATTCTTTTTTCTCGCCAACCGTGCCAAACCTGATGTCTCCAGCCTCGCTGATGGTCTGCAAGAGCGGGAAATCGCCAACGCTCACCGTAGTGTGTGGGCGAAAATCGTTAAAATCCTCTCGCACCGCAATCTCGCGATAGGTCGGCAGGGCGAGCTGATAGCTCGACGCCAGCGAGCGGTTGACCGCGTTTTCAAGGAGTATCGGAAAATCCGATGTCGTGTGCATAGCACTGCGCAGGACTTCTTCGCGGGCGGCGTAGCTCGAGCCGAAACGACGCAGGCCAAGGCGCTCTGCGGCCAGTTCGACGAAGGACATGTCCATATAGCCGCGCGCCGCTTCGGATGGCTGGCCCGACGCGCCAAGGCGCAAGGCGAGGCTCTCCTCCATCGCGGCACGGCGCGTTTCAGTCTCATCCCGCTCGACGCGGATGTGGCTAGCAAAAGGCTGTTGGGCGGCAAGAGCGTCGAAGGCATGGGCCCGGAACTGCTCAACCGTCATCCCCTCACGAATGCCTCGCTGCATCAGCGCCGCATCAAGATTGTGGCGGGTGGCAAGATCGGTGATCTCGGCGGAGCGCTGGCGCTCGGCGGACAGATCGGGGCCGGCAGGTAGTGGGGAAGTGACGGGATCAGTCACAGCCGGGGCAGCCGGCATGATTTCGGAAGCGACGGGCATGCCGTTCTCCTTGGTTCGGGTTTTCGGGGAAGTGGAAATAATGACAGCAGGGGAAAGGCGCGTGCCGTCCTGTCGCGCATCTTCAGATCGGACCTGCGCACCCACGTCTGCCGGGATGGTCACGAATGAAATTTCATAAGGCGTCCAGCGTTCGACAATCCGCCGCTCGACATCATCGCGCTTTTCAGCCGCGATGATGCGTACGACGTCCTGGCTGTACCCCACCGAGACGTTGCGCACGATCCCATCGCTGACGAGGGCAAAAAGGCGATCGGCGGAGGGGTCGATACCCTCTTGCGGAAAGCGCACGCGCGCCATGGCGTTGGCGCCGTCGATCCATGCCCGTTCGACAACCCCGATCTGCGAAAGGGTTGTCCAGTTTTCATGACTGTCCAGCACCGGCGCGCCGGCGTTGAGGCGCTCCATATTGACGGCATCGGCCGAGACAATAATGGTTTCGTCATACGGGATGCGCGCATCAAAACCGATGGCGCGCGTGCGCCGCACCGTGGAACCGGTGGAGAAAACCACATCAAGCGTGCGCGCGTCTGCATCGACGCTGCCAACCGGAGCCGACCGGCTCATCAACGGCAGATCGACGGTCTGGCGAAACTCACTTTCCTGCGGCATGGTCAATCCTCTGCTGGCTGGTCAGACGGCGGCGACGCATCAGCGCCGCTGCGCGTGCGTTGGCGCGGGTCAATATCGAAAACGAGACCGGCGGCGTCGGAGGCGGCAAAGAAATCTTGCGTTTCCTTCATCACCACACGCCAGTCGCGCCCCCACGATCCGGCAAAATCCTGCGGGCTCATGCGCCCGGCGCGGACCGCCAGAATGTCAGCCTGCATGTCCTTCACTGGATCAATCGGCTCATGCGCCGGCATGACGTATTTGCGGGGATAACCGCCGGGCCGATCCGGCAGACGTCCGGCGAGGATCGCGTGGTCAATAAAGCGATCGGTGATGCGACGGATCAGTTGCGGCACCAGCATGTGCCATTGCATTTCCTCGATCATGCGCCGCGCCGCAATCTTGCCCTGGCGCAGGCCGGTATAATTCGAGCGCGACGTGTCGCCGGTCAGCTCATCATAGGTGACGCCGGCGCCGGCGGCGATAAGGTGGAGCACCGCCTGGCTCACCGGCTCGAAACTCGAATTGCCGGCGGGGATGAACGGGGTCACTTTTTCCCCGGGGCGAGTGTAGTTGACGGTGCCTGGCGCAAGTTTTGTGATCTGACGGACACCATCACCGGCACTGTCAGCGGCGATCTGGCCGGGCAGGCTGGCATTGGCATCGGGCGATTCAACAATAAGGCCGATGGCGGCCTGCATGCGCTCCTTGACGATCAGCGCATCCATGAGATCGGCAAAGTCACGGGCGGACAGCAGCACCGGCGTCAAAAGCGGTACGCCGCGCACCTGACCAGGGCGCAGGCGATGATAAATGTGGCAGACATCGGCACGCGGCACGAATTCTGACACGAGTTGATTCTGACCGAGCCGCGTCGGCTCGCCCGGCGCACTGCGATGCAGCCAATAGCCGAGGCGCTGGTCGTTTTCACCAAGCTCGACGCCGAGCCGGGCCCGCGAGTCCTTCGAAAACAGCGAAACGTCTCGCGTTTCGTCGATCAGATCGCCCTCTCCCACATGAAGGAGCAAGGGGACTGGCAGGCCGGATTTCAAAGGCATGGCGCGCATGCGCACAATGGCATCGCCGCGCTCGAGCGCTGCCGAAAAGGCCAGCGCGACGAGGCCGGTGAAGCTTGTCTCACCTTCCATGTCGCACATTTGCGCCCAGTCGTCGAAAAGCTGCTGCGCGGTGCGGTCGATCTTGTCGTCGCCGGTATCAAAGCGAACCGTCAGATCGGTGCCAACGACATTGGCTTTCAGGATCGCCAGCGGGCGCGAGCCCAGAGGCGAGTTGCGCACAAGCTCGCTGGAGCGCTCACGGAGCGCCGGAAGCGCCCGGCCGATTTCAGCGTTGGCCGATGATACGCCAGGCCGGAAGCTTGCCGTGCGCCGACCGTTCTGGGCGGCATCATAGGCGCGCAGCATGTCTTGTGCGCGCATGCGTTTCATGGCGGCATCGGGCGAAATCATTGCCAGAGCCTTGAGGAAGCGCGACATGCTCAATCCCGGCTATAGCTGACGACAGCAGCACGCATCGATCCGGCGGTGGCCACTTCCGAGCGCATCTCAGCCAGCAGGCGCACCATGTCGTTGATTGAATGCAGAACCATCTTGCGGCTTGAATCGCCAGACGAGAACTGCGTTTCTTTGGCGCCGGACGCCATGACGGCCTGCAGCCTGTCGATATCTGTTTGTGTCCATGCCATGGGCTAATCCTGACGGTTGAACCATCGATCGCCACGACCGCCGAGCCAGTCGTCGGCGGGCGATGGCGCTGATGCTTGTCTTGGTTTTTCTACCGGTTTCTCGCTGCCGGGCCGGATCGCGGGCGATGGCGTGAACAAATCCTGTCGCAAGGCTTCATCGGGCAGACCGCGGCGCCGCGCAAGCGCTGCCCATTGTTCAGGCGTTGCGCCGGTCGTCAGATGCTCGAAAAGCGCCAGATTACCGACGCGACAATCAAGAAAATGATTGTCTTCACGCAGTTTTGCCCATCGTTTTCCGGTCGAAACCCCGCGGACCATGATGTCGACAAGGTGCTCGGCCGTGAGCTGCCGGAAATATTCTTCATCCGACCAGCCGGGAAAATGGCAATATCCCGCCGGGATATCGGCGAAATCCGTGTTGACCCGCTCTTTTGCGAGCTGCGTGTAAACGCTCGACTTCAGCGGCCAGGTGCCGACCGTCCACAGTTTGACGCCCTGCCTGATCTTGCGCTTTCCGCCAAGATCAATATCGACCAGTTTTGGCAGGCCGAGGGGTGGACGCCCCCACCCATCCTCGCCTTTCAGCGCAAAAATAACATCAGCCCCGGTGTCGGGGTGCATGGTCTGGCTGGACCGCACGAAACTCGCCACCACGTGCTGGCGATAGCCGGCGTCGACGCCGAAAGCATCAAGGCGCCGGGATCGCCCGAAAGCATCGGGAAATTCCCGGTCAATCGTCTCGCGGCGCAAGCGTTCAAAGACTTTGGCGGTGTGCGTGTCAGTGTCTCCGCCCATGTATTGCGCGTCGACCAAATATGAGCGCCGGTCCGGCGTCCACGCGACAATCTCAAGCCAGATGCCGCGCATCTGCACATCGGCATGCGCCGTGATGATCAGCGCGTCATGAGGTACATGCCCCCGCACAAGGTGGGCTTCACGGCGCGCCAGCAATTTTTCGTGGTCTGGCGCATCGCCACGGAAGGCGAAAGGCAGGCCAAGTACAAGATTCGTGAACCCCTTGAGGCCGATTTCCGATCCTTTAGCCTTCAACCAGTCTTCCGCGATGGCCTCATAGCTCATCATGAGCGAGCAAAATGCGTCTATATGAAAACCGGGATGGCGATCTGGCCCGGAGGATGTGGCAATCCATTGCGCGCCTGATTCCGGCTGCAGCGCCAGGCGGCGTTCCGCCTCGCTGATCTCGTGCTGACACCCCTCGCAGATGTAACGCGATCGATGAGGGGCTGCCTCGTCGACGCGGAAGCGCTCGAAGCGCTGATATTGAACCGCGCCGCATTCCGGACAGGCAATGTGCCAGAAGCGTTGATCGGAGCGCTTGAATGAGCGGTCGATGCGGCAATGGCCCGGTTTTTCGCCCAGAGGATCGCCGGTATCGTATTCTGGCGTCGAAATTTCAAGAATTTTCCATTCCCCACCACCACGAAAGGCGGTGAAGCGTCCAAAAAATAAATCTTCCGGGTCTTGAGCGCCAGGAATCGGCTGCCATTTCGACAGCTCATCCTTGATGCCCTTGCGGGCCGTCTTGCCCGAAAGATCCATGACCGAATGGGCGTTGGCGAGCCACAGCCGGCCTCCACGCACAAAAACCTTCTCGTCTGTTTTCGACCCGTCGCCACTGCGCGACACCTGCGGGCGGATGAGACGGACGCCAGAGCGGCGCTGCAGCGCCTCGATAAGGGGCTGCAGCTTGCCTGAATTCAAATCTCGATAGGCCTCGATGCCGGGCACCGCATAGAGCACATTGGCCGGCTCCCGATCGGCTATATACAGCGCCCATGCAAGAGCCGCGATAGACGCGCCGGTCTGTTGCGATTTGCGCACCGAAACCAGATTGCTCGGATGGGACTCTCCGAGGCAATCAAGAATATCAACCAGATAGGGCGCACCGCGCGGCGACCACAACGCGCCCGCATCCGGGCCGTCGACCAGAACGATATTCTGGGCCACCCATTCGGACACCCGCACCGGCGGGCGCGGGCGAATGGTGCGCGCAAGAATCGTCGCCGATGTTTTCAAGGCCGAGGGGTGGAAACTCATCGTTCAAGTCTTTGTTCCGGCGCTTAATCCTGCTCTTGTTCCTCCGTCACCAGCAATTCATCGCGGTCTGGCGCGGCCATGGCCGCACCGGCACATGCATCTGATATCCGTGTGCGCATGTCGATCGCGATCTTCTTGGCCTCGCAGCGCAGGCCGTGCACATCGCCCTGGATGTGCGCGACGGCGAGCCGGTCGATGTAAGGCGTTAAATCAACGCAGCGGGCGATCTCTTCGCCAAGCCGCGCCATGGCTTCTTCATGCCGGTCACGGCGTATCGTGTTTCCCGCCTCCGCCGCAACCTTCATCCGCAGGAGGCGGGTTTCCTCGATTGTCTTGAGGCGCCGCGCGCCGTCGACTGTAGCATCGTCTGTTTCGTTTGCCGTTGGTGCCGGGGCCGCGTGCCTAATCTGGCTTGATTGACCGTGTTGGCCGCGCAGGAGATCATAAGTGGCAATATCGACGCCACTCACCCTACCCCGCCGATCATGTTCAACGGGAAGGCGGTGGCGCTCAACAAGCGTCTTGACCATTTTGGCGACCGCTTGACGCGTAATTCCGTCCCGTTCGGCGATGGCACCGATCGTTAATATCTCCTTGTCAACCAGTGAGGGCGTCATGGCAACCTGTCAACCCCACTTTTTGGAGGTCTCGCTGGAAAAATCGCGGGCCGACT